TAAAATACCTACAGTTTATAAGAGTGTTCTTTACGAGGAGAAATATGGATTGTTACTCTTAAAAAGATAGGTATTTTTTCCACCTTTTAGGTATTTAGGTATTTTATAATAATTAATTATATAAAATAATTTTTATATAAAACTTATATAAAAAAATGATATAAAGAAATATTAATATATATACTTATAATATGAATAACAAAATTGATAATGAAATTGATAATGAAATTGATAATGAAATTAATAATGAAATAGTAAATGAACCAAAATCTAGAGCCTATATTCGGGAATGGAAAAGGAAGGATTACCAAAAAAATAGCGATACAATTAGAGCTAAAAACAAAGCCTATTATTACAAAAAGAAATTTGGTTTAACTTGTGACGATATGAAAAATTATGACATTTTATTACCAGAAGTTGGGATAATTATGGAGAATTTGAATAAAATCAAAAAATCAAAACCTGATCTAATTAATATCATTTTAAAAAACTATTTAGTTTAGGAAAAACTAAATTAATTAATATAAATTAATTTATATAAAAATTGTATATAAAGAAATATTAATATATATCTTTATAGTATAATGGAGATTATTAAACAACTTATAAAAGACAAGTTTTTACTTTTCAATGTTAGTGTTGAAAAAATACCACTAAATAAAAATTCCAAACCTTTGGATGATTGGAACAACAAATCATATGATGAATTATTAAAAGAACACAATTATAATAGTACTAGATGGGGATTATTGTTGGGATTACAAGCAAACGGTAAAAGAATAATGTCATTAGATTTTGATGTCTATAATAAGAACTCACCTGATGGAAATTGCGAAATAACATTAGGAAAGTTGAATGAATATTTGGAAGGTTGTTTAAACGAAGATGGATTGTATATCAGTTCTACTGAAGGAAATATGAATGTATTGATAGATTATACATATAGACAAGATATAATTGATATGGTTGAAAAACTAGGTTCTAATAAGTTTAAACATAGCAATTTGGAAATTTTATTAGGAGGAAACCAAGTAATACCTCCAAGTCAAACAATCTGCAAAAGAAATAAAAAATTAGGAAAACCAAGAACATTTCAAAACAACCAAGTAATTTACGAAATCACAAGCGATGATGATTTTACGGCTAATTTCATCATTAACTTATTCAATATCAAATTCCAAGAAAACCAAACTACAAAAATGAACGGCACAAACCCAAAAGTAATCCAAGAAAACCAAACTACAAAAATGAACGGCACAAACCCCAAAGTAATCCAAGAAAACCAAACTACAAAAATGAACGGCACAAACCCCAAAGTAATCCAAAATGACATAAATGATACAACCGACAGTGATACAACCGACAGCGATACTAATAAAAAAAAAGAAGATAAATTTTTAGAATTGTTGTTTAAAATAATTAAAAATGAAACAAAAAAAAATAAAAATTTGATTGATTGGGACGATTGGTTTCAGATAGGTGGAATTTTAAAATATAATAACTATTCATACAAAATATTTCAAGATTATAGCAAATTAGGAAACGACTATAATGAACAAACAACAAATGAACTATGGAATAATATAAAAAATGTTGATAAGACAATGTCTATTTATGGCTTACAAAATATAGCAAAAAAAATAAATCCATATGGTTATAGAGAATGGTTAGATAAACACAATGAAATATTACATCTAGGGATTTTAAATAAGGGTGAAAACGATGTAGCTATTTTTATATCAAAATTTTTAGAATCCAATTTAGTTTATTGCGTAAATGATTGGATACAATTTAATGAAAAAAACAATCTTTGGCGTATTATACAAGAACCGACAGCCGATATAATAACAACAATTCAATCAAAAATAAGCGAAGCTCAATCATTTACACTACAAAAATTAAGTATGGCAAATGATGAAGAAGAACGAACCAAATTAAAAAAAGAAAAAAAAGAATACGATGATATGTATAAAAATGTTTGTAAATCATCATATAGCAGTCAAGTAGTTAAATTTTTAAAAACTTATTTAAGAAATGACGATTTTACAAGTGAATTAGATGACAGTTTATATAAATTATATTTTAAAAACGGTTACTTAGATTTAAAAACTAACAATTTTGTAAAAGGAATAAAGCGTAACGATTTTATTACAAAAACTATTTTATTTGACTGGGAAGAACCTACCGAAGAAAATATAAAAGATGTTAAAAAAACACTGAAAAAAATATGTAATTGGAATGAAGCCCATTTGGAATATTATTTGAGTATGTTAGGATATTCATTTACTGGAGATTCATCAAAAGAACAAAATTTTTGGTATTTGAGAGGACAAACAGCTTCTAATGGTAAATCCGTTATTTTTGAAGCATTGGAAAAAATAATGCCTAATTATATAATGAAATCTGGTAGTGATGTTTTAGATAAGGGTGCTGATATGCGTAAAGAAGTTGCAACTTGGAAAGGACTGAAATTGCTTTGGTTGAATGAGGTAAGCACCAAAATCAAAAATGCGGAATTGGTAAAATCAATTTGCGACGGAACTAGTTACAAATATAACAGATTATATAGCACAGAAGCAATAATTATGCCTATTACATTTAAACTTATTGCAGTTAGTAACAATTCTTTGGTTATTTCTGGTGACGAAGGAATAAAACGAAGATTTAAATTATTACAACACAATGCACAATTTAAAGACGAATACAATGAGGATAATTACGAATTGTTAGAATTCAAAAAAGATAAGGGATTATCTGCAAAATTAACGGATGATTTGAAATTTGCACTTATTTCATTAATTGCTACATATTCAAAAGCATACTGGATTGAAAAACAATTAAAAAAATATCCCGTTGAATGGAACGAAGAAGCTAATGAAAATATGGCTGAAAACGATATTTTTAATGAATGGTTTAATGATACTTTTGAACTCGATATAAGTTATTTTATCCATAAGGAAGATTTTAATAGTGTATTTCAAAATTCAGAAGTTAAGCATCTAAAACCAAAAGATGAAATAGCTAGAATGAAATACGGATGTAGATATGAAAGTCAAATGTTAAAGACCATATCAATACCGAACGACACAAAAACCATAAAAAAAAAGGGTTATTGGATTGGTTTCAAGTTAAAAGAAAATTAGAAGAATTTTTAGATGAATCAAATAATATTTATAAGAATGAATAGTATAAAAAACCTAAATACCTAAAATATAGGTTTTGGACCTAACTTTTCAAGACCTTTTCTATATTTCCAGCCTCGTAAAGAACACTCTCGTTTATTCTAGGTATTCTAGTTATTCTAGTTATTCCATTTATTTATAAGAATGAATAGTATAAAAAAAATAGGGGAAAAGGGGTAAACTTGTACATTGTTTTTAACTATTTTCTATAATTTATTTTTGTTTTTTTTATTATTTATTTTTTTTTATTTTTTTTTATAGAAAATAGTTAAAAACAATGTACAAGTTTACCCCTTTTCCCTATTTTCTATATATTAAAAAACTATATAAAGAATTATATTAATGAAATGAGAAGAATTTTTAGATGAATCAAATAATATTTAGGAAAATTATATAAAAGTTAATTCTTAAATATTTTTATCTAATGTTAATATATATGAGTTCAACACTTAACAACATAAACGATTTAGAGCAATTAACTGAAGACCGATTGTTTCCATCATACAATACAATTGAAACCCTTATAGAATTACCATCTACACAAAACGCAGAACAAGAAAAAATATATTTAGAGCAAAAAGAAAGAGCAATGAAATCCAAAATAATTGCTTTGGAACATATGGGAAAACACCCATTAACAAATCCATCATCATTTAGTAAAAGAGATAAAGATCGCTTACTAAAAATAATGAGACAATGGTTTGATAAGACCGATGAAGAACTCAATACCGAGTTTAATGATGTAGTAATTGATAAAGTATTGAATGAAACAAGTGATTATGAAAAATACAGAATATCAAACTACGCACCCAATGAAACAATGCCTTATGGAATACTATAATTAAGACCTATTTATCAAATCTAAATAAAAAAATATATATTTTTTTTTTATCTAATGTAATGAATATATAATGAGCGGACAACCTTTGAAAAATCCCCTAGACGCATCAAAATTTAGAGAAGCCTATATGGCAAATTTAAATCTACGATCAATGTTAGATGACACTAATTTACAGGCAAATAAGAACTACAATAGAACAGGACAAATGCCAATACAACCGAATGATTTTAGAACCAGCGAAGAGAAATTAGTCGATATAGTAAGATTGAGAATTGAAGTTAGACAACGTTTAGGAGAAATTGCGGACGGACAACAGGCGAACAAAATAGCACAGGTATTAACCCAGCGAGAATTACAATTTTACGCACAGCAATACCCAGAAATCAATGCTATAATAAAACCGAGATATGCGTTGGGAGTTTTAGCCGACATATTTATTCCATTTTTACAAAACTATATGACTGATACAAGTTCAAATTTAGGCGTAGCATCAGGATTACAACAAGTTTCAGGACGAAATATGTTGTTGAGCGGACAAAATGTATCAAGAAATTTAGCAAGGAGTGAGGATTACGAAGAACTATTAGCAGAAGCACCGGAATTAATCAGAACAATTGATAATATAAAAAGAGTTATTCCACCAACTAATTTATATGATATGATTGCTAATAATGCTAATGCAGACCAACAACAAGAATTATTACAAGAAGCGAACAATTTAATAAGCAATTTACCAACAATATCACAAATTAAAAAAGCGATTGATGACATAAAACGAGTAAAAAATAGTATAACTTATGATGGAAATCGAGATATGAATGTTTACGGCGTAACATTAGAAAAAGTTATGCAATTAATAGAGCCAACCGACGATGCATTAATACAAGCAAGTAATTTATCATCAGTTATAAGGTTAAAACAAGAATCAATTAAAAAAACTGCAGGAAGAAAACCGAAAGTAGATATGCGAGATGAAGGAGTTGAACCGCATTTTCAAGGCGATTTTGAATTTCTAATAAAAAGGTCATTAGTTAATAAATCAAGCAAAAAAGCACTGATAAAAGCGTTAAAAGAATTACACAACATAAAAGGAGATGTTATAACACTTGACGAACAGACCAGTTTAGATAAAATGAAATTAGAAAAACTAAGAAATTTTATTATTGATAATAAGGATAGAATAAGCAGAGCAATTGGTATGAAAGGAAGGGGTTTATCAGTCAAAAAACCGAGATTGGATATTATTGACAAAAATTTAGTTGATTGGGATGGAGGAATAAAAGCGACCCAGCGATTTGTTCCATTTGGTAGATATATAATTAATACGCACCGATTAAATGACGACATTGTAGCCATTAAAAGACCGAGAGGAGGTTGTTTAAAAGACTTTCCAAGCACAAGAATTAGTAATAGATTGGGAGCTATTATTAGAGAAATTACAGGCGGAGGCGTTCCAACCTTTAATGATTTAGATGAATTGAATGATAATGAACGAGCATATTTACATAAATTAGCAAAATCAAGCAATATATTAGAGAGATTGAGTATTCCAGCACCTAAAAAGAGCGAGATAGACAAGGAACTTAACGAGTTGAAATCTTAAAGGGGCAAATTATAGCAGGCAACGACAATAAAGATGTAATAAAAAAGTTTAAGATGCTTATATTAAAATTGAGTAATAAAAATATTATTCCTAAACCACAAGTGAGAGAGTTGTTATTTGATTTAACTAATATGGGTTATTAGGAGCAAAAAAAAGTTATATTATTTTCTAATTATATATATATAGAAGATGAATCAAAGTGGATATTTTCCAGTAGTTCTTAATCCAGGTGTTAGACCACAAACAAGCGACCAGCCCCCCTTTTATTTTGGAGGAAGTCAGATTCCATTTGATTTAGGAATGATTGGACGAGGTATAAAAGGCACAACATCACTTACAAATAAAGGAGATTTAAACTTTACAACCAAGAAAGGCGATAAGGTGTTCCATAGAGGAGGGCATTCTTTAAAAATATATGGAAAGACCCCTTATATGAAAGGTAGTTAATTATTGAATTAATTTAGACGATATAACAAAAATATTATATGTTTGTATAATATAGATGAGAACAATAGTGTTGAATAGAGGAAATTTAATTGGTGATGGACAGAATAATAAAATGATTTATCAGTTTCCCGGTTCAGTATTATTTCAGGACACTTACATTGCTGTATCGCAAATAAGTATGTATTACTCTTGGTATAACATATCACAAGCACTTCAAAATAACACATTACAATACACTTGGCGAGTTGGGGCGACAACCAGCACTTTTACAATCACAATTCCAGATGGTTTATACGAAGTAGCAGTTTTGAATGAATTACTACAATATTCTTTTATTGAAAACGGACATTATTTAGTGAATGCGTCAGGACAAAACGTATATTACGCCGAAATTCTTGTAAATCCCAGTAGATACGCAGTTCAATTGAATACTTTTTTAGTTCCTTTGGCTTTACCAGCAGGTTGGAATGAACCAGCAAGTTGGACTGGATATTCAACGGCTACTTTTAATCCCCAGTTCATATTACCAACAAGAGTGAATGAGTTGTTAGGTTTTTCTGTTGGTTTCACAACAGATGCGAATACAAGCAATGCGTATGTCCCACCATCAGGTCAGGATTATATCAGTAAATTAGCAAACGGCACTTTGTCGTATATAAGCACAACGGCACCAGACATTCAACCAAATTCATCGATTTTAGTGTCTGTTAGTAATATAGATAATCAGTATTCGCAACCATCTTCTATTTTATATTCAATTGTTCCCAATGTTGCTATTGGCGAATTGATTAGTGAAAAACCACCCCAGTATGCTTGGAATAAGTTAATAAATGGAACATATAATCAACTTAGATTAACTTTTTTAGGAACAGACTTGAATCCAATTAAAATTAATGATCCAAGTATAACAATTTTATTAGTATTAAAAGACAAAGGAGATATTTAGAGAATATTGCCTATTTTATATTTTATTTATAATTATATTTTGTTGCTTAATTATATAATGAATGAATCTATTAATGAACAATACTTAAACAGAGTATATGATGAGTTTCAACGAGAACAAATGAGATTAATGACGGAGTTCAAGAACGATGCTGGGATTGATGATAAGGATATACAAAAACAAATTACGATGTTAAATTCATTAACAATGAGTATATTGAAGTTTAGAAATTTAAAAAAATCCATTATAGAAAAAAAAAATAGTTGTTAACTATATATAGAATGCCGACAAGTATTATTTATGTACCAATGATGCGACACAGTGGTTTTTCAAGACATACAAGAGGCAATGGTTTTAGTCCATTGCTTTTGGACAACGGTTTAGGCAGTGGATCATCATATTCAAGCATAGATGATTATATTGCTACAACTGGACGTAATCCTGGAAAAGTTGCTGGAAATGGCTTAGAAAAATCATTTATTGATAAACTGGGAGGGTTAAATGCTATAAAACCTGAAACTAAATCTAGAAAACCAAAAAATATTAATTTTTCTCTTTAATTGATTAATTTTAAATAAAAACATTTAGACATAATAATAGGAATATTACAAAATAATTATCTTTTGTAATATTATAGATATGTCCTGTGATAAACTTGTTTTTGATTTATCCCAAGAAGTTGAAGGTTCGCCTTCAGTTTTCGTCAAAAAAGATTGGTTGAATATTTTAGACAACCAAAACTCTAATTACAACAGCAATCAAAGTGTTATAGATACTTCCCAACTTTCTAATAGCAACAAGTATATGTCTTATAGAGAAGCCTATTTAGCAGTTCCAATGTTGCTTACTCTCGCAACAACGGATGATTTAACTTATGGTAATTTTTTACCAAATACTGGTGCGACAAGCGCTGATTATGCTGTAGGACTAAAAAATTGGTATGGTCAAATTGTTCATTCATTAACATTGGATTACAATGGAACAACCACAATTCAACAGACTCCATATTGTAATATGTGGAATTCCTTCAAATTAATGACTTCCTTTTCTTGGAATGATGTATGGACGCAAGGTGCTTCTATTGGGTTCTATCCTGATGACCCTTTGGCGTTCAAGTTCATTAAAAACGGCACTGCTACCGCATCAGGTATGGGTGTATGTAATAATTCAACTGCTGGATCTTTTGCTAATACAAGCGGAGCATTCAATAATTATCGTTCTGGAAAAGGCAATGAAGGATTTGTTAAAAGACAACAATATATTGCCTACGATACTGCAGGTATTTCTGGCGACGGAGTATACGGTGACGATTTACTTTCTTCAAATTCAAGCAGTCAAATATGGAAGTCCTATATTTCCAATAAAATCAACGGCGTTAATACGACTACTCCTGGTGTTTTTCAAATTTCTATAATGGCAACTATATACTTAAAGCATTTACATTCATTTTTTGCATCGATTCCTTTATTAAAAGGTGCTTATATGAAATTAACGCTAAATCTAAACAATAGTACCACTCGTTTTAATACGACTGGCGGTTTGATGACTTTGGTTTCAGTATCTAATGCCGTTGGTGGTGTTAATCCTTTGATGATTGCGGACACCACCCCGGGAAATGGTGGCGTTGCTTTGGGTATTTCTACATATACCGCAAATCTTTCAGTTGGGGCAAGATGTCTTGAACCATCGCTATCTTCTCTAACTGGCGTTCTAGAGGGTGGTGTAGCTCGTTCCGTTTATCTGTATATACCTTCTTATTCATTTAATCCTGTTTTTGAAAGTGCTTATTTATCTTCTCCTATTAAGCAAATTAATTATACTGATATTTATCAATACCAAGTCAAAAATGTTCAAGCATATACTGGAATAGTAAATCAACTCATCACCAATGGTATTGCTAATATTAAAAGCATTTTGGTTGTTCCATTTTTTGCAGACCAATTAGCTCATTCTGGGTTACCAAATGGAATTCCTGTATATCAAAGTCCATTTGATATTGCAGGTACTGGAGGAACATCTCCTATGATAAACCTAACAAATTTCAATGTTGTTGTATCTGGTCAAAATGCTATTTACAATACTCAACGTTATTCGTTTGAGGAGTTCAACAACCAACTTTACGGCGTTAATGCTGTAAATGGTGGTATGACTGATGGAATTACCTCTGGTCTTATTGATAGATTAGGATTTGATATGGAGTATGGCTACTACTATATTGATTTAAGCCGTATGTTGCCTGTTGAAGAAAGTGTCCCAAAATCAATTCAACTTATTGGGCAAAATCTTTCACAAAGCAATATTGACTTATTTTGTTTTATTGAATATGGTATTTCTATACAAGTTGATATCTTAACTGGGGTTAGAGTTTAAAAAACATTTAGGAAAAATAGATTTTATTTTTAGTTAAGCAAAAGTCATTATTTTTTTTCTAACACTATATTATATATGCATAGTGTTAGAATAGACGCATCAACCAAACAACTTTCAAAGTTAAGAAACGGACACAAGGTAAGAGTAAAACCTGCTATGGAAGGCAATGGAGTTTGTATGGTAGTTAGACCTGAAAATTATAATACAATTACAAGAGCATTTGGACGAGGTAAAGGCGTAGAAATTGGATTGTCACCCGATGAAATATTAGCAAATCAACAAGCGTCTTCAAGTATGGAAGGAAACGGGATATTTGGTAAAAAATTTGACCGCTTTTTAGAAAAACGAGGTATTAAAAACGCCGTATATAAATTTGGCGATGTTCTCAAAGGTGGTGTAAAGCAAGGTATAGATTATACAAGAGGACAAGCCCCTGAATTAGGAGCAACGGCAATGCGAGAGTTAACAAAAGCAGTTGGAAAACCGGAATTAGCAAGATACGCCGAACCCATTGGATTTGCTGGTGCTGATTATATCGTAGGTAAAATGGCAGGTAGAGCAAAGGGTTATTTAGATAATCCCGAAGGTAGAGGTTTCGTTTCTAATATTGGAGGAACGAACGGAAGTGCCGTTCATCAAGCAAGAACATTAGCACAACAAGTAGAACAGATGAGAGCATTAGAAGCCTTAAATATCGCTACTGGAATGAATACTGGATATTTAGGGAAAGCTGGATTAGGAACGGCAATGGCGAACGCAGACCGAGCCAATTTCGTTAAAGGAGGAGTGAAGCAAGAATTTGCTGGTAGAGCCATTGGTGAAGCAAGAAACCGTTTATCAAGTGATATGGAAGGTTTACGAGGTATTAGAAAAAGCGGAGGACAACTTGGAGCAATAGGACAGGGTGTTCTTCCGCCTGCTTTACAGAGCCAACCATATAGTGAAAATTTTCAATTTCAATATACATTCCCACCTGCTTTTCAAAGAATTAGATAGATAAATTATTTATTTATTTAGTAATATATATTGAAATTAATTATCTTAGAATATATATATAGAATGTCTTTAACAGATACACAATTGAAGGATTTATCAAAAGCAATGGATTTTCCATTAGCAAAAATATCATTTAAGGACGAATTACCAAATAAATTGGAAATGAATAAAGCTTATATAATTAATATTGAAGATGCCGAAGATAAAGATGGAAATCCTAATGGGGGAACTCACTGGACTTGCTTACAAATAAACAAATATCCTAATGGAAAAATTGAAGGTATTTATTTTGACCCTTACGGCGTTGGTATGCCCCAAGATGTGGAAAAGGCTGTAATTCGAACAATAGGGAAGAAAATACCGCATTGTACAAAGGATATTCAAAGTTTGATGAATAACGCCTGTGGTTATTTTTGTAGTGCTTTTTTACACTTTATCAATTCATCACAATATAGAACGAAAAACTTATACGAAGATGTAAGTAATTTTTTGGATATGTTTGATGATCTGAATAAGAGTATAGATTTTAAGAAAAACGAATATATATTGAAACACTTTTTTAGAGCAAAAGATGAAAAGAACCGCATACCTGTTGAAATTGAGAACATTACTGACGCTACTACTGGAAACGGAAAAGATTTAACAAAAATACCTGTTGATGTAAAGATGATGTAATGTTTTATATGATAAATTCTTATAAATACCTAATAATAAATAATATAAAATTAGTTATTATTTTAATAATGTTTATTAGTCCTTTTTAACATATGTATTAAGCATATTTGAAGATGAACCCATTTGTTCCATTGTTTCATCAATATCATTTTTTTGTTTGATAGTATCGCCAAATTTATCGGTTAAATATGTATGACGCAATTGATTAACACCCACTTTTTTCCCATCAAATATGCGGTTAAGACGTTGATTCAGTTTTACTGATGATAGTTTATTCATATTCGCATCAAATAGCAAGTGATCTGTTGGATTAATTTTCATCCATTTGATTATAATATTTCTTAATTGAACTGGAATATCTACATCTTGTCTTCCGTAAGTTTTGGCGGTCTTATAAGAATTGAAAACAAACTTGTTTTTATCCATATAATTATCTTTTTCCTTATCAACATTGCGTATTTTAAAATCAACAAAATCTTTGCTTCGTCTTGGTTTTATATATATAGACCCTAATACAGCCATTATAATAAAGTTTTGGATTTGTTGCAAATCACTGGTAGTTATATTTTTTTTTTTCATTACTAGATCAGCGTTGCGTTTAAGATCATCAAAAACCGCTTTTATATCACTGAATTCAACCCAACTGGCTTCCTGTTGCGGTGTCTTTTCCTGTTTTAAAATATCCTTATTGTAATCTCTTACATCACTCGCCATCAAATCTCGATAAGATTTCTGATCAGTTATTATAACTAAACTGCTTAAAATTGTTTTTCTACGATTTGGGGGGATATCTGCTAAATATTTAAGGACTGGTTCTGTATTTTCAAATTTGTCTAAATTAACAACACCATCGCCAAATACTCGCTTATATAAATTTTTCAAGATGGAAGCGTATGTTGTAATACTACTTATCGAAAGTTTTGGTCGTTTTTCAATTATATATTCTTTAATATTATTCATCTATATAATTAAGATTAGATAAATATTTAAAGATTTTAATTAATTGTAAATATTAATTATTAGTTTAATTAATAATTAATAAAAATGTTTTTATAGTATATATATGGAAATTTCAAAATTAAGATGTTTCAAAAATGATTTAGCATTTGGTTTAGCGAAAGAGTTGGAAGTTGTTGATTTATTAAAATTGAACTTTGATGGAGAAACCGATATAAAGAATACAAAGGATTTATACAATGATAAATATTATCCATATGATTATGAAGGTCTAACTACTGGTATAACTTTTGAATTGAAATCAAGACGAATTAAGAAGTATCAATATGATACCACTATTCTCCCTGTGAATAAAATTCGGGATAATCAGATTCCCCCTCAATTGTTCGTTTTCAATTTTACTGATATTTGTTCTTTTATTGAATATGATAAAGAAAAATTTAGTAAATATAGAATCGCTAATGTATCTACACAGCGGTATGGTAAAATTGATTTACCAACTCCTCATTATTATATCCCTATTAATCATTTGACTGATTTAATACAAATATATAAAACTTAATTTATTAAAAGATTTATATGAAAAAACAATATAAAGAAATAGTAATATATATAATTATAGAATGAGTGAAATTAATAAAACAACAAATAATAAAATAACAAAAATAGAAATGGTGAGTGCTATTACAGAACATTTATCTTCTTTAAATAAGCGTATGACAAACTTGAAATATGCATCAATTAGTGAATTGGAGGAAATAGTAAAAAAATACGGGATTGATATTAACACTTTTGTTATTGAGAGAAAGGCTTTAATGAAAGAACAACGTATTATAAATAAACAGAAGAAAGAAAAAATAAATAATATTAATAACTTGTGCGGTGTGATTGATGAAAAACTACTTTGTAATAAACATTCATTTATAATGGAACTACAATCTTATGCTATTGTGATGAGAGTTAATCAAAATACAATTAATGTAAATGGTGTTAATAAGAAATATAAAAAACAAAATAATATCAAAGAATACTATATGAAATATGCAAATGGTGCGATTATGCATATAAAACGAACACTATTTGATATAGGGATTTTAAAAGAGTTAAGTGATTTGAATCATTATTATTTAAAAAATAAAAAATAAAATGGTTATATGAAAGTTAATGGTTTGTACAATATTATTCAATTATAATATGATAATTAATATTAATTATCATATTATACTACAAAATACTATATAAAAGATTAATAAAATTAATTTTATTAATCTTTTATATAGTATTTTACTATATTATATGATGATTTACCTTAATAATCATATAATAGTTATATAAATATACCAAATGCTTAACAATTGATTAATATATATACAATATTAACTATTGTTTAACGACGCATTTGGGACGCAATAGACATTGCTTCCTTATAAGATACACCCATTTCGTTTTGAACTCGTTTTACCAAAGCAATCCAGGCATTAGGTTTTTTCATACCAACACCCGCACTTCGAGCTAATGCATCAGCCCCTTTGCTAATTAATGGCGTTGCTAATGCTCCCAATTCAGGTTGCCCTATTACATCACCAGCCAAATTAGCTAAAGCAGGTAGTCCTTCCCTAATAGCAAACCCAGCAATTGGTTTTAAAACACTTTTGTTTACTGTTTTTGCAGCCTTTTTAAACCAGCGTCCAATATCACCGAAAATTCCCTCTCCTTTGATCATTCCCATTTGTAATTGATGATTCATTACTTTTCTAATATGATCGTTCATTTCAGCAATTTTGGGGTCGCCAGTAGGATTATATATAGCTCCACCGCACATTACACATTCACCAGAACCACACATACCATTTCCCATTATTTTATTTTTTGCGTAATTAGTCCCAGCATCAATAGCCATATTAGAACCACTTTTTAAAGCACTTTTGGCTAAATCACTAAAAAACCCTTCACCAGATATTTCTTTTATAGCATTTTCAATATATTCTCGTTGGTCTTCGTCCATAAAATATCCTTTTTTTTTCATCATATCCATTCGCTCCAAATGTTTTTTTAATTTCTTTATTTGACTTTCTTCAGCAGATGTTAATACTTTTGGAATTTTTGGAACAGGAACAGGAACAGGAACAGATTTTTTACTTTTACGTTTAGATGATGGAGTATAATCATCTTTAATACGGGGATCACTCATAGCACACCCATAAGTCATATTATTATTTTTAGCAAAAGCTCTTATATGTTGTACCCAACGATTGCCTATACCAGTTCCCATTATTTTGTTTTTTGCGTAATTAGCCCCAGCATCAACAGCCATATTAGCACCACTTTTCAAAGCACTTTTTGCTAAATCGCCAAAAAAACCATCACCAGCATACATACCATCACCAGCATACATACCATCACCAGCATACATACCATTACCATACATACCATTACCATACATACCTCGTCCAGATGGTTCAGCCATACCTGCATAAAGCCCATTTCCATTTTCACTGATTTTCCTTTTTTTTGACATCTCTATAATATCAGTTGATATATTATTTTTCTGCTTTTTCAATAAAACATTTAAATAAAATCTTGCTCGTTTAATAGTTATTGGTTTAAATTTTTCAGGTGTATTCATTATCATTTTTGCAAAATTTTCTAAATTTTTTAATGGTTTTTTTTCGTTTCTATTATATTCATTAAATTGTTTAATAAAAGAACCCCATTTTATGTTTTCAAAATCAATAGGGGGGTCTTCCATATCACTATCTTCATCATCGCTTAACCCTCCGCCTTGTAGTTTTGATTGTCTGCGTTTTTCAGTTCGTTTTTGATTTGCTATTTTATCCTGTTCTTTTTTTGCTTGTTTTCTTGCATCTTCATTTTCACCATACTTAGTCGGTCTTCCTTTTGGGTTGGCCATTAATTTCTTTGCTTCCGCTTTCCGTTCTCTATTTATTTCAATATTTTTCATTAATTTTTCGGGTCTCCCTCGTTCTTTAACTTGGCCCATTGTTATTTTCGGTTTGTCTTTTACGCTACTATTATCTCCTTTTATTCGCTCAAAACTACGTCGTATAATCTCTCGATCTTTTGGTGAAAATAAACTTAAATGTATTATTTCTTGTTTTCCGTCTATTAGGACACCATCAGCAACTGCTTTTCTTGATAATTTTACTGATGTTTCGCCGTTTCTTGTTGCTAAATTCCGCTCTTGTGTTAAAGGATTAACCAATTTCCAACCCTTTTTACTTCTCGTAGCAAAATATTCGGGCAAAACCAATTCAGGTTCTCCCATTCTTGTTATAGCCACTTTTTCGTCTTTCGCAATTATCGACATATATATAATTAATATATATTTAAATTTTTTCCGTTATTACTAAATTGCTCTAAACAGAAAATACTATTATAACATATTATTTTCGCCATCGCCTCTATTTATAGGACTTGATGGTTTTATAATGGGTTGTCTATTTATTAGCATTTCATCTATTTCTAATTCTACTACAGTATCTCTTATAATTCTTATTCCACAAAAACTACATTGTTTACATTTGCTTTTATACGCTAAACTCGCACATTTTAAAAGAAATCCTGATGTCGTAGCAACAAAGGAAATCCAAAATACTTCACTTAAAACCATCTATATAATATAGGTGGGATAAAAACAACAGCATATATATTTTTCAAATAAACCTCTTGCCGTTCGTTTCTCTTTTAATAATTCTTCTAATACCGATATAGCATTCCCAGCACTATCCATATTAGAATACATTTTAATATAGAACTATTTTTTTATTAAGTATAAGCAAGTTCTCCTGTTGTAGGGTTATAAAATAATGCTAAAAACCCATCTTCCACACCAAAATCTCGTATAGGTTTCACAATAAATCTACTTGTTCCAAGAGTATTTAACGCCGACCCTGTTCCGTTGATAACTATTGAGTTGGCGTGTTGATTTGTTTGTCCTGCTAAATACCCACAAGCGATAGCATTAGTCCCCTGTGATGCTTCTCCTGCTTGAAATCCACAAGCGACAGCATTATTCCCCTGCGATGTTTGTCCTGCTTGATTTCCACAAGCTACAGCATTAGTCCCCTGTGATGCTTCTCCTGCTTGAATTCCACAAGCTACAGCATTATTCCCCTGCGATGTTTGTCCTGCTTGATTTCCACAAGCTACAGCATTATTCCCCTGCGAATTTCTTCCTGCTTTTTTACCAAATGCTACTTGTGTCTGTGTAATTTTCAAAGTATCAACCACATTAAAATCTCCTGTTGATGGATTGACTGATATAGGATTTGTTAACGTGTCTGTTCTTAAATCCAATTGTAATCCTGAACCACTTGTAAAAACTATAAAAAACGATGCGTCTGTATCCGTTTCAGTAATAGTAATCGTATTATCATATGCGGTTATTTGATTTGTTCCGTTTGAAAAATTAAGAGTTCCTAAATTTAAAATATCTTGACCAAAAGCATTATCTCCGTCTGCTAATACATTCTCTAATGAGATTGATCCTGGTTCTAATCCTGTAAAAGCAGTTTCCTGAATGGTGCCGTCTTCAAATCCCAAATTTTCTACCCCAGTAATATTATTCCCATTCATTAACAAGTTGGTATCTGCGTCAATTTTTAAATATCGTCCATCATATTCTACTCCTGTAAAAACCTTGCGGTTAAAAATGGGTAAATTTTCTGTGGGTGGGGGGTATGTTATTCCTGATGTCGCCATTATATAATATATGAATATATAATTATTTTGGTAATAAATATATATAATATGTTAATTTTGCCCTAAATTAATTACGGCGTTGCTGTAAAAGACAATTGTGTGAGTATTCCACCAGCATTGATAATCCCACCTGAATTCTGTGATACATTGATACGGAATTGTCCCCCACTTGGTATTATGAACCCTGCCGTTGCCGTATTTGATGTATTCAATCCAACATTACTGGGATTGAATTGTGCTGCGAGATTAAAGCCAGATAAGTAATCCTCAATTATAATGGCTGCAGCAAACGATGAACCAGCAGACGAAAAAGTTGCTGTTGCTGATGCGTTGATTAGCATTGGAACACCACTGGAATTGGTTATTAAACCAGTAAGAGGGTTTAGGGTCATACCATTAGTTCCCACTGAAATAGGACTATCCCATAATATCGCAGTGATAATTCCACTGCTTATATTTTGGCTCGAATTTTTTGCGTATCTGTAAAAGGTAGGAATGACTGATGATGCTGACGATGCCGTTCCGTAAAAAATCTCCTTGTTTGTTGTATCGTAATATAGGGCTTCCGTAGTTGTCCCATTCCTAATTGGGGAAATAAATAGTCCTGGGGTCATTGGATTAAGTGCGACCCCATCACCAACAATACATATGCTATTAGCAGACCCATTTGTTGCTGATGCGTTTGTGCCAATAGCGACAGCGTTTGTCCCTATATTTCCACCAGCAGAATTTCCAATACAAGTAGCATTAAAACAATTCGACCCAGAATTAATCCCAATACAAACGCTCTGTGTAGCACTTGTTCCTGCTCCATTTCCTAAAATAACATTATTAGATGGAAACGAAATACCACCAACGCCGACTATATTTTGTCCCATCGCATCGTTGCCTTGTATAAGCACTTGATTTAAATTTTCTAAAACACTTCCTGTATAGGCTGTATTTTGAAGAGTGCTATCTGGAAAAAGAATTGAACCATCAGTATTAAATACCCAAGAAGACGCAAGAGAACTCAATTGAATACCTACATTTGAAACAAAGTCGTAATTACTAACACCTGTATATTGTAATGAATTTGGTAGAATATTTGTCGTATTAATATCTCCTGTTGATTTGTTTTCGCCATACAATGTAAAGATTGGAGGAGATGAAGATGTTGTTGGATTTAAACATTGTATTAAACTTTTATATATAGCATCTTCGTATAGCAATAATAACTGCGATGGGAGTAATTGTGATAACCTAGTAGCAATACCTACAACGGCAGTAGCAATGCTTGATAAATTATTAATTGCTTGAAAATTAGCATTGCCTCCTGCGAATAAAACCATATTAAGGTCTGGTGTGGTAGGGGGATATAAACTACCATTTATTGTTAATATAGAAATATCATTTAAGTTTGTAATATTTTGTCCCATCGCATCGTTACCTTGTATAAGCACCTGATTTAAATTTTCTAAACCAGTTCCTGTATAGGCTGTATTTTGTATTGTTCCATCAAAGAATTGTAAACCATCATTCGTCATTAACTCCAACAGTCCTCCCACTTGAATAATATCATCTTCGGCATTCAATCTTACTCCAAAATCTTCAACTGCTCCCAAAGAAGTAATCGACAAATTTGCTCCTGTCAAATTTCCTGTTGTGCTATATATCAAAGCATCACCTAATTGGACAATTGAATTTATTTCGCCATTGGTTGCGGTTGGTAATATCGTTATTTGCGTATTGGTTGTGGGGTCAGTTCTCGTTGTTGCTCGTATAGCAACTCCTGGACTATCTACGAGTATATTTAGGGCATCTTCTCCAGTATCAGTTTGCTCTAATGTGATTTTATCATTAAAAAATGATTGATCATTCGCTGTAAAAATACCATCTATATTTGTTGATTCCATATTTTCAGTTCCTTGGGCATCTGGAAATTGCAAGAAGAACTTTTTGCCCTCATCTAACGTAAGTCCTTCTCCCCCTGTTATGAAATTCAATGGATTAAATATAGCAACATTTTGATTTGGTGGTGGGTAAGAAGCCATTTGTCTATATATAGGATAGATATAATTTTATTAATAATAGGATTTTTTCTTAAATTATATTCTCATCTTAATTATATAGATGCCTCCAAAGAAGATTAAGAATGATGGAAAACCAACAGGACTGATTGAAAACTTGTATGAAAAAATACCAAAGGAACTACTTGATAAGGTTGATAATCCTAATTTTAATTTACATCGCCTAAAACTACCATTCCGTATGTGTATAGTCGCCCCTTCTGGTTCAGGTAAGACCAACTTTTTAGTTAATCTCCTTTCGATAATGAGTTCAGGTAAGGGGACATTTGCTTCAATTCATATCATCACCAAGAATGCGGACGAACCGCTTTATAAATGGATACAATCAAAGAGCGACCAAATAATTATTAAAGAAGGAATTTCTAATACTCCTGATTTGGATAAGTTTGATAAACAATTGAACCATTTGGTGGTATGGGATGATTTGATTTTATCAAAGAATTTAAGTATGGTTGAAAACTATTATATAAGAGCTAGAAAATTGAATGTGTCCGTTATATTCATTAGTCAAAGTTATTTCAAAATTCCAAAAATTATTCGTAATAATTGCTCTTATATGGTGTTGTTAAAATTAAGCGGAAACCGAGAAGTCAATATGATTTTAAGTGAATTTGGGCTGGGTGTTTCAAAAGAACAACTAATAGCATTATATGAGTTTGCTACAAGAGAAAAGTTTAGTCCATTGCTTATTGATTTGGAAGCCGATAAAGACAGCCGTTTTAGAAAAGGTTTGATTGATATAATAAGTGTTCCAGGGTAATCGATGTTTTGCCCTTTTTTAGTAATTTAAAAAACTACTTAAAGAGATGTTTTTGGAAAATAAATAAAAAATGATTAGAATACCTAAAAAATAACTAAATACCTAAAATACCTACAGTTTATAAGAGTGTTCTTTACGAGGAGAAATATGGATTGTTACTCTTAAAAAGATAGGTATTTTTTCCACCTTTTAGGTATTTAGGTATTTTATAATAATTAATTATATAAAAAATGATTAGAATACCTAAAAAATAACTAAATACCTAAAATACCTACAGTTTATAAGAGTGTTCTTTACGAGGAGAAATATGGATTGTTACTCTTAAAAAGATAGGTATTTTTTCCACCTTT